TCTATTTGAATTTAAATATTCGCTTACTCCTATAGTAGCTTTTTCTCCTAAAGCAACATCTTTAAATACTCTGTAAGAATCTTCTCCTTGTCTTTCCATATTGATAGGTAAAGAAGAAGAATTAACTTTATCAACTAAATAATTTTTTGTGGCTGAATCAAATTCAGCTCCTGAAAGAAGTTCATTTTTTATTTGTTCTGGAAGTTTTAATTTATTACTTACATCTTCTAAAATTAAATTCTTCCAATCTTTTTTTTCAAATGACTGTACTGTTTTATCTGCTACAGCTAAAGCTGGTACTGCTTTAAGAATATTATCTGTACTAAAATCAAATTGTTCTAACTTGTTTTGAACAAAAGGCATTTCATTTATTTTACGTTGTGTGTATTTAGAAGCTACGTTTTTTATAGTTTCGTTTTTATTACCTATACTAACTATAGTATTCATAACCCTTTCAGTTGCCTCTGATACAGGTGGTATATACCCAAGGTCTGAATTATTTGTTTTATTTAATTCTTGTTGCACATCAGCAATAGACTGTTCAAACGGTGAGAGATTAGTACCAGTACGAGAATCAGTCATTACTTTCCAGGCTCCAAGTATTTAACGTCGTCACCTGCAAGTTTTAAAAGTTCTTCATCAGTGAGGTGTTCCATACGTTCTACTCGATCACCATTAATAATATTTATCTGTGTTGCATTCTCAGGTTGGAACAACCCATGTAATTTACAGAGCGCATCTACTACATTCTTTTCTTCTGTAGCGTTTGCTGATTTTCTATGCGCTTCAAGATACATACTTGTTGCTGTAGTCCTGTCAAAGTTAAATTCTTTTCTGCTTTCTTCTCGTAAGTAGTTAACAGCTTGCATAATTTTTGGTTTCTTAAAGATGTCATAAACGGTATCCGCATCTTGATAACCTGCAGCTCTTCCTGCAGCAGCTTTTGTCATACCTCGAAGGTACATTAAAATTAAGCGTTCTTCTTGTACACTTAACTCGTTTAGTTTAACCCCCATGTAAGGGTAATGAGACTGTAATTCAGCCCTTTCACTATCTGCCATATTTGCATCTTATCAAAAAATTTCGTTAGTCGTCACTATATTCTTGACCCACCAAAAAAATGAGTCTTCTGGTAAGTTGTGTTTCATTATATTTACCCTATGACATACAAGCTGAATATTGTCTGGTAAGTAATGTAAGTGTGGATTTATTCTGTCTATTGATACATTAAAATCGTGCACACCTGTACCGTCTTTAACATGTGTCATATGTATACCACTAATTGCACAGCGTCCATTTTGTCTGTGCCATATAGTGGCTAAATCTCCAGGGTCGATGGCCCATTCCATTTCTGGATTTTTCTTGTTCCTTGCATATTTCAATTGAGTACATAAATGGGAAAGGTAAGATTCTGCGGAAGCACTCCTATTCTTGTTTTGTTCCGTTGTTCGGCATTTCCTGCAAATCGAGCGTTTCCATTTTCTATTAAGGACTTCGAACTCGGCAATGGGTAATTGTTTTTTGCAGTTAGCACATTTTTTTGTACTCACGCAGCAAACTTTAGCATAGAAATTTTTTTAAATAAATTTTTTATAAAAAACATGAAACATATCGCTCATACAGTGTTTCCCCTTTGCTGTTATTGACCACCCGTTCCCCTTTTTTCGATATTAGACCATTGATATTCTATTTACGCTCTTGGAACCTTGTTTTGGAATTAGATTGATAGCCCCCCCTACGCGTCCCTCAAGGGACACGACGTTCAGTATTTGTAAGTTAAGCTTAAGTATCTGATCTTAACTACTATCATTAACACAGATACAGGAGAAATTTACGATGAGTAAAACTTCAAGAAAAAGCTATACGGTGAAAGCCCGTGAAGGAAACATTCTTAACCTTACCAAAAATGAGAACATAAGACTCAACGCAACTAGGCGTAATCCTAGAGCAGATGAGGAAGGGCAAAAGAAAACCTTATCTATGTCTCAGATGTTTGACTATATCTATATCCTAACGGAAGAGATTAAAGAAAAGAATGAGAATGGTGATGAGACACTAGTTGATATTATCAAAGGTGTTACATTCAAACCTTTAGATGGTATTGAGATAACTGGTTACGTTGCAGACACTGAGGTTAAAAATGAAAATTAGTCTCTCTAAGCTCTCAGCTAAATTAGCTGTTCAAAGCGTTGCTACTACTATCATCATTGGTAAAGCTATAGCTCACGCTGGTTCTTCATTCGCTACAGAAGTAACGAAAGAGGTTGTTTCCCGTCAATCGGAGCCCGAGCAACTTGAGCTCCCATTAGATAATCCTAATGAGAAGATCGAGCAGGTTTAATCAACCTGTTATTAATAGTGTCTGGGTAGTTATTACTGCCCAGATTACTACTATCATCTCTTACACATTGTGGTTATTCGCTATTGAATCTTTTAGCTACATACAATTATCTTTAGCAACGGCGTTCTCAATATTTATACTGAGTATACCGTTCATTATATTTAGGAGTCGTAAATGTTAGAATTCTTAGCTAGTGTGTTTTTGTTCTTTCTTAATCTGTACATAGTAGGCTTTTTAGTCGCTTGTGTATGGGTATGGTACAAACTGTTCCGCGAAGAAAGTGAATAGTGACAAGTTGTTAACTATCCAGTTTATAGCTGTCTTTGTCCTCATAGTATTATCACTCAGAGTATTGAATATCCCTCAGGGGTTCTGGTGTTATACGTCATTCTGTTAAATCAAACGCCCAAGTGTGTAGGAGCCACGCTTGGGCTTTTTTTATGTAGTCCAGGGGAACGGGTGGCCAATAAACAAACCTAGGTATCTTCGCGGTGTGCAGGTTTACTACTATCATCAGCTTGCTGATGTGGACCGTACGGATGTACTTGGACCTTTTTCTCTAAAAAAAGGATCACGTCCAAGAGACCCCTGTGTACCGGTGTGTACCGGCTACTGCCACGCACGTGGTACACTAATATATCCTTATTCTATAAGGCTTTCATCGAATGTGTACCATGTGTACCATGTGTACCGCTTAAATTCGCAGTATTTATATGGACCATCGTTCATAGTTAATTGTTATTTATTGTGTTAACTTTAAAAAATAATGGTACCAGTGGTACACATAGACCATGGACCATCGATAAAGGTAATATAATCAAGGACTTACGTGTGTACCACAACCTTTAAATCCACGTGGTACACAAAACTAGTACATTCGTACGTAAACCTAACACAATCAAACACTTAAGTGTGTACCACTGTGTACCACTAACGAGCCAGTCAACTGGCTCGACGTTCTGTTTTTGTGGGTTTATCGCCCAATATCACATGTAAATTAACTAAAAACAGGAGTAAACAATGATAAATACGATAAAAACTTACCTTCAGCGTAAATATATCCACATATGGCATCACATGATACTTAAAGATAACTATGGTCATGCACAACACCACATACATGGCACATGTAAATGCTGGGGTGGTGACTTCGAATGCGGTGTATCCAATGAAGAACGACAAAGCTGCCGCGACATGGTAACAAAGTATCGCGTTGTCGAGGCTTTGTACAACAACGCAGTTGACAAAGAATTCAATGACTTTGTTGACGTTATGGAAGATAGACGCTTTGAAGAGCACCTAAGGAGTTTGAGCTCATGAATTATTACACTATAGAACCTAATGTACCTATACCTACTAAAGTACAAAAACATAGGAAATCTGGTACTAAAACACCTATCGCTCATTATACTTATATGGAGGTTGGTGATTCAGTAGTATTTCCTACATATAATCAAGCTAGGTCAGTAGATAATCTTTTACGTAGTAAAGGTTATAAATCAGTAACAAGAATGATTATTCGTGATCAAGCTTACAGAGTATGGAGAGTTTAATAATGGAACTATTACTAGGACTTATTATAGGTTTGATACTAGGCTTCTTTGGAACATTACATCTAAGCATTCAAGAGTTTGAAGAGATGACCGAAGAAGAACTAATAGATATGCATAAAGTATTGAAAGAGATACAGGATGAAGTTGATGATAAAGCTCATGCAGAGAAAAGCATATGTGAAAGCCTTCTTGAGTTACAGCGTTATCGCAAACATGAAGAAGTAGCTAAAACATATAGAGGAGATGGACAATGAACATTGACCTACAACAAGAGACGTGGCGTTTAGTAGACGTACATTGTAGTGGAAAGCATCCTTATGAAACAAACCCATGGTTTGATGATTGGACTGTAGAAGAACAGTTTATAATGATGTGTGACTTTGTAGCTTTTATATCTAAATATAGATATGACATATTATTAATGGAGAGGAAAGGATTATGAATATTGGTACTACAGGTGTAGCTGGGTCTTCTAGGGACTTATAAACAAGAGGGGTTCGAGTCCCCTTACCATTTTTAATTAGCCCAATTAGGCGTAATGCTTGATTGGGCTTTTTTTATGCTGGTCACAGCCCTGCGATGTTTATTTAGTGATCTTTATAGGTTAGTTTGGGTTCCTTTCAGTACCCACCACAAAACTACTAACTATTTATATAAAGTTTGGGCACCGTGCCAGTCAACTGGCACGACGTTCAGTTTTTGTATGGTAAGAATTATCTTATTATATAACTATATACAAGGAGTATATTATGGCTAATAAAAAAGCTTCCGCTACCGTGGATCATTTCGATCCTACCGAACTAGAAACTGTAGAATTAGTAGTTTCTAACACTACACCACAAGATGCATTTAGAGATGACACGCTTGCAGACCCAGAAGGTGCTGAGAAAAGATTACCTATTAACAGAGGTTCTCTTTATCCTGCGTATCTTATGAATGATTACAGAATCAATGACAAAGATGAGTTGGAACCTCTACCATCGGCTATTGAAAGAATCATGGCTTACTTTGATCTCAAGCATGCTTCACCAGCACCTGACAATATATCTAAAGCATTTGCTGAAGATTTAGAAAAAGTTGTTGCTGGCACTGAGGCTAGGCTAAGCGTTGACGGACCAACAACAGGCATTCAAATGATGCGTGAGACCACTACAACGTGGGCAGAGTTTGTTAGTTGTATACACGACTACAATAACTCATCAGCTGCTGTATCAAAAGCAGATGACATGCCTGATTGGTTGTTAGAACGCGAGCAAAAAATGTATGATCTTGCTTACAAAGCTAGACTCTTACGTGATTCCTGTTCAGCATGTTTTGATCGTTTTGGTCTTCCCGGTGTTTACAATCTTAATCGTGACTACGTTGCACAAGCAGTAGAAAACAGACTAACAAGATTGGCAGCATGGAATACAAAGAAACATAAAGTTTCTACCGTTGCTAAATCAATGTCAGCTTCAGCAAACGCTGTGTCTACTGATACAGCAATTGATGGTTGCTAAGAACTCCCCCGGAGCAAAAGAAGAAGAAAATTTCGCTTATTTATATCTTCTTCTATGAGCAAATAAGCTAGAAATTGCCCAGTAAGTACACCCATTCTTGCTGGGCTTTTTTTATGTAGAACAGTTTAGGCCCTACGATGTGCTATAAAATACAAACATCTAGCAATGGTCTCCCAAGCTGTGTATGGTTCAGACGGCGTAATCCTGGTAAATGTGTGTGATGCGTAATCATTGCTAGCCCGAGATAGCGGGCATATGTGCGTTAATTTACTACTGAGCCTACCTTTATTAATTATGGAGAAAACAATGGGATTAGATCAATATGGTGGTTGGTTAGAAACACCAAGTAAAGAAGAAGAACTACATGCAAAACTAATAAACAGTGAAGAAGAGTTTGTTGAATGTAAATTTGACTGGCGTAAACACGCAAAACTTCAAGAGTTTATGGAAAACTTGTGGTTTAACAAATATGAAAACACTGGAGAATTTAATTGTGTAAACATGTCACTTGATAGAGAAGATATATTAGCTTTACAGACTGCTGTTAAAGGTAAAAAGTTACCAGAATCAGGTGGCGGTCTATTCTTTGGTGATGAATTTCAAAATCAATCTGCAGAAGAATACAAAGAATATGATTTAGAATTCTGTGCTAAAGCACTTAAATGGCTAGACGAAGGTAAAACACCTTACTATAGTTGTTGGTGGTAAAAAAGAGCAACCAGGGGTTTTTTAAAATTGATCACAAGGCTCGATCAATTTATTTTATTTACCCTCATTGAGAGCTTGGTCCACTCAAGACGTTGTAAAACGGACCACAATTTCCGTAGTGTGTAATAGACACGACCGTCGTCCCGGTGCACTAATTTGATATAAACAGCGGGGTTCAACTTAACCTGATACTGTCAATACTGCACACTACAACCCTGCGTCATATAGTGTCGCACATGTATGCTAACATCCCTGCGATGTTATTTTAGTGTTAATAAATAGCCAATAAACTAGGAGTAAATTATGGCAAATGAAATGAATATCCCCCCGATTAGACCCAAAGACCTAATCCCAGAAATTATAGATAATACCCGTGCAGGTATCTCTACATTTATATGGGGCCCCCCAGGTGTAGGTAAATCACAAATTGTTAAAGCTGTTGCACAACAACTTAACAGATCACTTATGGACTTCCGTAGTAACTTATTCGATCCTGTCGACGTGCGTGGTATACCATTCCATGACTCAGTAGAAGGTACACACATGACTTACTGGGCTCCACCAAGTATATTCCCTTATGATCACAGAGACTCACCCGAAGGTATCTTCTTTCTAGACGAGCTTACTACTGCACCACAAGCTACACAAAATGCTTTCTTGCAACTTGTGCTTGACGGTAAAGTAGGTGATTACACATTACCTAAAGGCTGGGTGTGTATCGGTGCAGGCAACAGATTATCTGACATGGCAGCTGTATATGACATGCCAGCCCCCATGAAAAACAGATTCTTGCAATATCATCTAGATGTTAATTTAGATGACTGGTGTGAGTGGGCTGCACAAAACAATATAACTGACCTTATTACGTCTTTTATACGTTTTAGACCTAACTTGTTATTTAACTTTGACAGTGCTGATACAGCGTTTCCTACACCAAGAAGTT